CGCGACTCTGTTTCTTCGTGAAGCGAGATCATACGCTGTAACGCGCACGCCGCCCACTGCGGCCGCTCGCGGCGCGCCGCGAAACTGTTGCCCGGGGATTGCAAATCAGCGATAATGCGCAGGATTAGCAGCGGCCGGCCTCGTGCCTGAAGCTGGCTGGCGTGTAATGCCTCGGTGGTGAAATTGGTAGACGCAGCGGACTCAAAATCCGCCGCCGCAAGGCGTGCCGGTTCGATTCCGGCCCGGGGCACCACGAACACTCTCAGCAATCCGCATCAAAAGCCCGCTTTCTAAGTGTTTTCAAGCACTTAGGAAGCGCGCCTCCCTCTCTGACTTCCTGCAAAACATCGCTTTTCCCCGCTTAATCTCAGCACTGGTTACGCACGTTTTACGCAATAATTACGCACGACGTTAAGCAGGCAAGGAAAGAAGGGACATGGCATCCATTAAGAAGCATGGCAGCGGCTGGCGCGCGCAGTTGGCAGTGCTCGGCGTGCGCGAGTCGAAGGTATTCTCGACCAAAGCCGAAGCCAATACCTGGTCAGCCCAGCGCGAGACCGAGATCCGATCCGAGAAGGCGACCGGCGTTCAGCGCGGCCGCACCGTCGACGAGGCGTTCCGGCGGTATGAGAAGGAGGTCTCGGTCCACAAGCGCGGGCACCGATGGGAGGCGATCCGCCTGGCGGCCATAGGCCGCATGACGATCGACGGCGTCGCACTGCAGGACATGAAGCTGGTCGACGTGACCTCGGACATCCTGGGCAAATGGCGCGACGCGCGGATCAAGGTCGACCAGGTGAAGGGGGCGACCGTGAATCGCGACCTGACCCTGATATCGCACGTGTTCGCGGTGGCCGCGAAGGAATGGAAGTGGATTGCCACCAGCCCGACCACCAACGTCCGCAGGCCGGCAGAGTCGGCGCCGCGCGACCGCCTCTATACGGATGAAGAGATCGACCGTCTCTGCCTGGCACTCGGATTCGACCCCGACAGCAATGATCAGGCTGACAGTGTGTCGCAGCGGATTGCCGTCGCTTTCCTGTTCGCGATCGAGACGGCGATGCGCGCCGGCGAAATCTGCCAGCTCGAGCCGACATGGGTGCGCGAGAACGTTGCGCACCTGCCGGCGTCCGCAACAAAGAACGGTACAAAGCGAGACGTGCCTCTATCGAAACGAGCGGTCCACCTGCTCAAGTTCCTGCCGGAGCCAGCCGAGGGCGAGACCATTTTCGGTCTCACGACCGCCTCGCTCGACGCGCTGTTTCGCAAGGCCCGAAACCGCGCGCTCGTCGAGGACGCGACGTTCCACGACACGCGCCACCTGGCCATCACGCGCCTGGCGCAGAAGCTCGGTGTGCTCGATCTCGCCCGAATGGTTGGCCACCGCGACCTGCGCCAGCTGCAGGTGTACTACAACGAGACGGCCGCCAACATGGCCGCACGCCTCGACTGACCATGCAGGAGCGCGCCGTCGCCCTTGAGGGCCGTCCGCCTGCTCGTTGACTAGGAGCAAGTTACTGTAAATCCAACGACGCCACAATGCCTCAATACCCACAGAGGAGGCATCATGGCAATCGACGCATACTTGCAGATCGACGGCATCAAGGGCGAATCGACGGACGAGCGTCACAAGAGCTGGATCGAGGTGTCGCATGTCGGCTGGAACGTGCACCAGCCGCGGGCGGCGTCGGTGTCGACTGCCGGCGGGCACACCAATGGGCGCGCGGAGCTGTCTCAGGTCGCGTTCCGCAAGCTGGCCGACATGTCGTCGCCGATGCTGCAGCAGACCTGCGCGATGGGCAAGACGCTGGCGCGGGCCAAGTTCGAGTTCATGCGCGCCGACGGCGACGGCAAGCCGGTCTGCTACTACACCGTCGAGCTGGAGAACGTAATGATTTCCGGCGTCACGCCCAACAGCGGCGCCGGCGGCACGATCGAGGAGACGGTCCACCTGGCGTACTCGAAGATCAAGTGGACCTACGTCAAGCAGAGCATTCGCGGCGGCGCCGAGGGCCAGACCGCCGGCGGCTGGGACGCGGCCGCGAACAAGGCCGCGTGAGGGCACCGGCCATGCCGCGCAACGTGATCTACCAGGGCGACCTCGACGAACTGCTCGAGGAATACCGCAACCGGTTCGTGATGGACGGGGAATGCGCCAAGCTGCCGCAGGGGCTGACGGACGTCGGCCACACCAGCCGCTGGCAGCCGGGGCCGCGCGTGGTCGACCTCGCCTACCTGCTGCCCGGCACCGTGATCGCCAACTTCAAGTTCGAGAACGGCCACGCGCGCTACCCAAACATGCACGGCTACCACGCGGGGTTGTTCCTGCGCTACGAGCGCCAGACAATGTCCACCGGTGCGGTCAGCCTGTTCGTGATGATCGACCAGTGGCGCGGCAACCATCCGAAGCCGGTGGGGACGCGGCCGGTGCCGGGGTTCACGCCCGAGTTCGCGGCAGCGCACCACATCTACCCCAGTGACAATGCCAACGACTTCTATGTGGTGGTGGTGCCATGAAAACAGTTCTTCTCGCCGGCCTGCTGTTCGCCGCAGGCGCGCAGGCCCAGGTGGCCGAGTGCCCCAAATTCTATCCGTGGCAGGATACGGTGCTGGCCGAGGTGCCGTACCAGCACCACGGCAAGGGCGTGGTGGCCAAGCAGCGGCTGGCCGGCGCCGGCGCGTTCTGGGGCGATTTCAACGACAATGCCGAGATCCACGGCGGCCCCGAGAAGAAGGTCAAGGGCGGCACCGACATCGAGCTGCCGACCAACACCAGGTGGCTGGTCTGCTGGTACGGTCAGGGCCGCGCGACCAGCTGGTGGGAGGAGCTCAAGACCGAGGGCAAGGCCGCGAACTGCACGCTGCAGATCCGGGAGGGCGGCCGCGATCCAATGGATATCAAGCTGGTCTGCAAGTAGGCTACTGCGGCGGCGCGGCCACCCCCTCGACGCCCGCCGCCCACTCCCCTGCCCGCCCGTTGATCGCTAACTGCTGCCCGGCATAGAAGGCGCGCCAGCCGAGGGTTTTCTCGCGCCAGACGCGGCAGCTGGTGGCGTTGTCGACTTGGACGGCGGCGACTTCATCGAGCGGAATGCCGGCGGGTTCTCGGTCAGAATCGGCGGCGGGTCCTGCAGCGTCACCTGACCAGACGGCGTCGAGGACGCGCACGAAGCCAGCATTGACAGCAAAACGTAGGTCATCAGCTGGCTGGATGTATTTCGGAATATCGACTTCAATTTGTTTTCCTTCGACGTAGATTTTCTGGATGCGGTCGCGCCACCGGGTTTCGATGACGGTGACCACCTTGGCCTGGCGCGCGGCGATGCGCACGGTCTGGGCGGCCTGCTGGCTTACGTAGGCTTCCATCGAGGCGGCGCCGTGGCGCGCCTCGTGCAGTCGCCCCAGGCCGTACACGGCCAGCAGCAGCACGACAAGCGCGGCCCACTTCGCCCACCACGGCAGGACTACAGCCCGGGCGCGCTGGATCACTTCGCCGATCACGTCTGCACCTGCAGGAAGGCGACGTATTTCGCGCGGCGCACCAGCAGCACGTTGCGGACGTGCTCGCGGTTGATGTCGCAGGCCGAGCGCCCGCCGTATAGCGGTTGGCGCGACTTCATGCAATGCGCCTCCACCTGGCCGAACCACTGGCCCGGGTCGCAGCCCTTCGTGAGCGCGCACGCGCGACGCTCCTTCTGCACGTCGCCAGGGCCGCCGTTGTAGGCGGCATCGGCGAAGGGGAGTACCGCGGGAGTCTGGTGAAACGGGCGCGCCGCATCGCGGCTCAACAGGACGATGCCGCGCAGCTGCAGGTCGGGCCGCTCGTAAGCGTTGGACCATGACCATTCGCTCAACTCGCTGCCATAGCGCGCGCGCAGGTCGGTCAGCGCATCAAAGCGCAAGGTGCCATCGGCGCGATAAGCACGCGTGATCTGACCCAGGCCAGCCCCTTCCTCGCGTGCGGTCTTCAGGCGTGCGCCTGGGTTCCAACAGCGCGGCGACTTCAGGCTCACACACGACTCCTGCTCGACCAGTGCGCACAGCGCGGCCGGATCAGGATGGTCCGCCCACAGACGCTGCTGCTCGGCCTTCAGTACCGGGCAGTATTTGATGGCGCCTGGCGGTAGTTCGTCCGCGCGCGCGCGCGGCGCGAATACCATCAGCAGCGCGGCCAGCACGACCGCCATTGCGATCAGCGCGAGACCGGCGCCGGTGGCGCTCTCGCCGGCGCGACGGAACAGCGTGCGCATGTCGGCCTCGGGGTAGTCCAGCAACGCCTTGCGCGCCCAGTGTGCCGCCGCGACGGCCCACACGCCCTGGACGAGCGCGAGGCCGCCCAACAGCGTCGACAGCCCCCCGTCGGGGTCCGAGTGAAGCGAGCCGAACAGCGCCGCCAGCGCGCCACCGAACAGGAACAAAGACCGATGCCGCAGTATTGCCGAGATGATGTTTTTCATTATTTGAACCCTTTCAGAGATCCGTAAGCGATGATGCCGAGAATTGCGGTAATGATGGCCTTCCACGCCAGCGCCCACATGCCGCGCCCGAGGTTGCCGTAAAAGCGATCCGTTAAGCGGTCCTCGAGCTCGTCGGCCAGTGCTTTTACGTCGTCGTCGGTCAAATGTCTTTCGTGGTTTTCAGGCATGTACGATCACTCCGTTAATTGGATTTGGGTGGAAGTGTTTTTTACGGTGCAGACGTCTGCAATCGGATGGGACAGTGGGGAACTGCCAATGTCAGCCGGCGGGGAAACTTCGTGCTTGCGCACGCTCGTCGACCAAGGCTTTAACTTCGGCGCTCGCAGCGTCGATCACGCCCTTGTCCACCTCATAATCCAGTGCCTGCTCGAGCAGGCGCATGTCGACGCGCGCCGCATTGCCGGCATCGCGCGCCTCGAGGCAAGCCTGGTTGTAGCGGGCCACCTGCACCTGCTCTTCTTCGGTGAGCTGGTACATGCCCGCAGCGGCTGCGGTCACGATGCGGTTGATGATCGACTCCTGGTCCGGCGGGAACTCGGACCGGATCATGCTTTCCGTGCGATTTACGATGTCGGCCTCGGTCCAGCGGTCGTCGGCCATCATGTCAATGAAGCTCATGTTTAGTTACTCCTGTTGGCGGTGATCTGGACCCATACAGCGCCGGGCGACACACCGAAGTTCACGGTTTCGCGGTACCCGTCAAAGCTGACGGTGTAATCCTTGGTGCTGCCGAGTCGTTTCTTGGTGCCGGCGACAAATGCGCCCTTGGTGGTGTAGCCGATCGGCAGCTGAAAAGCTGTCTGCGCGGTGATGCCGTCGAAGTCGAAAGGAATCTCTTCCTTGGCCATCGCCCGACGGGCGTCATCACGCCGGCGAAGCTCGTCGCGCAGCAGCATGGCCGGCTGCACGTAGCGACCGGAAGCCGAGCCGGCGGTGATGTGCGCGCCCTGGCCGGCGGCGAGCGTCGACACTGCGCCAACCTGGGTGGCGGCGCTCTCAACCAGCTGCAGGCCGTGGAATGCAGAGCGCCCCCACGAGGTGCCAACGTGCAGGATGTCAGCAGTGTCGTCGTAAGCCAGGGCGGTGACCGCATTGCTGGTGCCATCAAGTGTGCACCTGGCGCTCGGCTGGAACAGGGCCAACTCGTCGCGGTAAGCTTGCGCGATCTGATCGGTCGACAATCCGGTAGCGGTCGCACGCCACAGCGCCAGTGTCCCGTTGTAGGGATTGGCCCCATCATAGGAGGTACCCAGCCGAAAGGTCGCAGCTGCGTTACTGACGGTGCCGGCACAGGCAGCAGACCCAACCAGTAACGTGTCAATGTATGCATAGAGCGTCCCGCCAACGCGCTGCATGACCAGCTGGTGCCAGACAGCGTCGCAGAGGTTTGCGCTGCCGGTGATCGTCACCCCTGCCGCCCGCGCCTTGATAAATCCAGAGGCATCCTGGAACGCGTCAAACGTGGTGGCACCACCGGAGGAAGGCCCGCGAGACATCATGAAGGGCTGCGTGGAGCTGGTCGCAGCCGCTTTGAACCAACCCATCACACAAAAGTCACCGGTCCCGAAGTCCAAATCGCTGTTGTACGGTTGCTCCAGGTAGTTCGCAGCGCTAAAGCCGCTGAAGCCTACGAGTTGAGCGCCAGCGGCAACCGGGCCTTTGGTAATGCTGCCATTGATGATGGTTCCGTTGGCTTTGACGCTACGATCCGGTGACGCCAGTTTGACGCTCACGTTGTCGATCGTGACGACCACGGCGGCGGTGCGCGTGAAGTTTACGTACGACACGGCGCCGGTCGCCGTGAAGGTGAAGGTGCGCTTCGTCCCTACCGGCGTGGTCGCCGAAACGGTGTTGTAAATCGTCGCGCCGCCGATGACGGTGCCGACGGTGGCGATGACCGGATTGCCTCCGACGTCGAACGTAACCGTATAGCTGCGACCAGCCACCGTGGCGTACGCCTGCGACAAGAGTGCAGGATTGGCCCCATCAGGAGAAAGCTGCGCTGCGCCAGCGTTCCAAGTGACTGTCGAAGCACCGCTCACCTGCATCTGCCAACCGGACAGGTCGGCCGTGAAGGCGCCGTTCACAGCCATCTCGCCACTGCCGGCAACGGTCTCCGTTACGGTATCTGCGAGCCAAGCTGCCCGAATGTCCCCCACCATCCATCCGCTGTTGTATCCGATGGCGATAGCGGCAACCATGCCCTTAGCCGGCGTGGCCGGATTTTCCTTGAGCAGAGACAGGCCGGCCGAATCGCTGCCTACCCCGAGCACTCCCTTAACTGGCGCCAGGCGGCTGGATCCGCTTGCCAACAGTGCAGGAATACTGCTGATGCTATACGACGAAAGCGCGAATGATCCCGCCAGCAAACCGATGCTTCGCGCGTAATGGATGAAGCTATTTCCGCTGACAGACGCGAACAACGAGCCATCCGCTCCTATTGCAACTGACTTGTAGGCACTGGTCGAGGAACTGTTCACCACGGTGCCGTCCTGCTTGATGACGCTGGCACCGCCCCCGGTTGCCACAGCGACAGTCAACGTGGGCAGGCCCGTTGCCGGATCAATCGGCGCGCCCGGCAGCGTGACAATCGCCACGTCGAATACCTGCAGCGCCGCCAGTAAGGTGCTCGAAAGCTTCGCGTAGGTTTCACTGGTGTTGCGCGCGGCAATGCCCGAGGGCTTAGCGTAGACGCCGGTGAACGTATTGCCCTTCACGTACTTAGTGGTCTGGTCCTTGACAAAGTCCGTCACCCAGAGGCCACCGAACCAGGTGCCGGTATCAGTCGCCCCAACCAGCAGCACGCCATTAAGGACCGCAATACTGGTGATCTTGTCCGATGGAACGCTTTTTGCGGTGACCTCGCCCGTAGCCGAGCCAGCGAAAACCATCCACATTGGCGCACCAGGCTGGGTAACGTCGTAACACACGATCCGGCCCAACTCGGCGGCAATCGCTACCAGTTGCGGGAACTCGCGCGTATTCCCTCGGAATACCTCCGTTTGCGTCGGTGCGGCACTAGTGCCACCGATTGTGTAGAACTTGCCGTCCGTCGTGTTCTGGTAGAAGTCGCCAACGGCCGCGCCGGACACCGCCCATGCCGCCGCCAGGTTGGCCAGCTGGCCGCGCCATTTCCCGGTGCAGATCGCCTCGTTGTACCAGCTCGCATGCAAGCAGCGCTTGCGCCAGGCGCCGCCGTCGCTATCCTTCGAAGTGTCGTACAGCGCAACGTCGACGATCGCGCCGAAGTGGATCGACTGGCTGAACGCCGCGAGCTGCTCCGCCGGCGCCGCGCTTGCCGCCCATGCCGCGATCGCCTGGTCGCGCGCCGTGGCCGCTTGCGTTGCGCTACTGGACGCCGCCCCCATTGCGGTATTGGCATTCGCGTTTGCAGTCGCCGCAGCACCAGCATTTGCCGCCGCAGCCGTGGAGCTGTTCGCCGCATTCACTTCGCTCGTGTGCGCGGCTGCCGCACTGGCCGCTGCCGCCGTCGCGCTACCTCCCGCGTTGGTTGCCGAAGTCGCAGCGTTGCTGGCGCTCGTGTCGGCCCCGGTCTTGGACGTTGCCGCCGCCGTCGCCGCCGACGACGCCGCCGTTGAGCTGTTCGCCGCATTCACTTCGCTCGTGTGCGCGGCTGCCGCGCTGGCCGCTGCCCCCGTCGCGCTGGCGTCAGCGGCAGTCCTGTCGGCCGCCGTTGCGGTGGCGGCGGCTGCAGCGGCGCCAGCGCTGACCGCCGCGGCCTGGGCGTTCGCGCCCGCCCCGGAAGCGGCATTGTCCAGGAACGACTTCTGCACGTTCACCGCCGCCAGCGTCGCATTCACGCTGTCGGAAAGGGCCGACACTGATGCGACCAGGTCATCGATTGATACTGTCATAGACTTTCCCAAAAAAAGCCCCCAAGGCGGGGGCGTTGTAGTTCAAGAGGAGCTCACTCGGGAACGGATGGCCACACAACGTTACGCGGAAACCCGGGCTGCTCCGGCACGTCGGCCAGCTGCTGCTGGTAGTCGGCCCAGGCCTGCGGAACAGGCTCACCGAGCCGGATCGCGCGCAGCATCACGCCATCGCCTACCGCAAACAACGCATCGCGCTTCGCCCGCACCTCGGCCGCGATATCGGCATCGGTTTTCACGTACACCCAGCGCTTGGTCACGGCGTCCCACTCATGCGCCTGCGACGGCCGCGACGGCTGGTAATCGACCACCTGGCCAGTCTCCACGTCGACGCGCTGGCAAAGGCCGTCGTAGTCCCCCACGATGCAGCTCTTACCCTCTCCCACTAGCATCTGCAGCCGATCGCTATCCTGCAGGAGCACCGAGTATTCGATCAGGCCCGTCTGCCGGTCGTACACCGAGTAATGCCCAGGCGTTCGAATCAACCCCGGCCGGGTCGGGCCAGTTACGGTTTCGCTCATCGCTTAATTACCTCCAGCTTGATCTTGTGGTTCGAAAGGTTGCCGTTCCAGCTGTTGAGGTTGCCGCCACCACCACCGCCACGGAAAATGAAGCCGATGTTCAGGTAGTTGCCCGCGTGACACGTGTACATATCCTCGAAGAACATCAGGATGTTGGCGTTCTGGCTGAATGCCGTCGCCGAGAAAACCCGAATGGTCATGCTCGACACCAGTGCATCGTTCGATCGGCTCCGCTCTTCACAGAACACGTAGAAGTACATCTCCTGCCCGCCTGCGGCGTAGGTGTAATTCGAGATCATTCCGGACGGCGTGATGATCACCGCCTCATCGAAGCCGGCCGTGTTGTCGTACCGGATGGAATGACTCACCTGGTTCGGGTAACCAGAACTCGTATCCGTGTATGAGAAATACAGCACCTCGGCCGCCGAACTCGGCGCCATGTCGTAGGTTCCGATCTTCTGGTACGTCCCCCACACGTTGGGCCAGTAGGCGGCAGTCGCAGCGGCCGACGTTGCAGCGTTCAGAAGATTCTGGCGCTCCGAGTACACGGTCGAAAACTTCGCATTGAAGGTTGCTCCCACGATCGTGGTGTCGACGCTCAGGCTATTCCAGGTCGGAATGCCGTTCAGGTATGTCGTCAGCGCCGTAATCGCATTGTCGTAAGCCGTGCGAGAAATCCCGAGGTTTGCGGCTGTGCTGTCGATACCTGACTGCTCCGCGAGAATCGCGTTGTAGTTCGCGATTACTGCCGGCTTCTCCGCGATCGATAGCACGTTGTCATCCGAGAACTTCGCAAGATCAGCCTTCGCCTTTGCCGCATCAGTTGCGGCATTTTGCGCCGCAGTCTGCGCGGCCGCGATCGCCGCAACCTGCGCAGCGGTCGCGCCATACGTCGCGTTGTCCTCCGGCTTGCCCGCCCCCCCTACCCCGCTCCAGGTGGCCGTGCTGGCTGCCTTCGCGGTAATACCGTTTTCGAGCAGCTGGCGCGCAGTGTAGACGTCTGCAAATTTCTGATTCAGCTGTGCAGGGTCTGGCAACTGCGTGTCCTGCGACGTGTCGTTCCACGCCGGATTCAAGCTCCCCAGGTAGGCCGTCAGCGCGTCGACCGCAGCGTCGTAGGCAACCGCCGACTGGCCGAATGTCAGCGCCTGGGCGTCCAGTCCGCCCGTGCCGTTGCGCTCGGAGATGATGGCGTTATAGTCGCGGATGATGGCCGGCTTCTCGCCCTTGGACAGCCAGCCGTCGTCGCTGATCTTGCCGATCTCCGCGAGCGCCGTATCGGCGGCCGCCTGCGCCGTCGCCGCCTTGTTCGATGCGATCTTCGCGTTGAGGCTTGCGATGGTCTGGTTCAGCGCATCCGCTGCGGTGCCCGTGCCGGCGCGCGCATCCAGGAAGTCGACGTCGCCGATGATGACATTCGTTTCCATCGTCGCATTGGCAGACTCGTTGCCGCGCGAGTCGACTGCCTCGATCGCGAAATCGTAGATGCCATCGTGCGGGCCGTGCGTCTCGTAAGGCGACGACTTCAACAGGCCGGTATGCAGCTGCGGCATGCCGAACCATGGAGCATTCGAGCCAAATGGGCGGTACCGGATCCGGTATCCGCCGCCGGCAGTCACGTCCTGCGGCGCCAGGTCGGCCAGCCAGCTGAACACCCGCGTGCCGTCCGCCCGCACCACCACGTTGAACCCTTCCACGTCGGGTGGCGGCAGCTTGAGCATTTTCCCCGTCACCGCGAACGCCGTCGGCTCGACGTCGGACAGCTGCTGCCTGCCGCCGCCGAACTGGTTGAATGCCAGCAGCTTCACGTAGATCGTCTTGCCCAGGTAGTCGCTGGTCAAGGCAATCTTGGCCACCGTCTCATCGATCCGGACGAAAGGCTCGCCGGCAGCGTGCGCGATGGCCTTGCTGCGGTAGCCACCCCGGTTCAGGGTCGCGAGATCGTATGACCCAGGCCCGGTCAAGGTGGCGTCCTGGTAGGCGATGAACTCACCACCGGCGTAACACAGCGTCGTCAACAGAACCGCATCGTCGCGAGTCCCCGACAGCATCTGGCCGCCGGCGGCCAGCGCGATCGAGACGGACTGAGTCGCGATCCCTGGCGATGCCGCTACCGGCAGCGCCGACTGCAGCGTGCCGATGCGCGAGATGCCGTTGATCCGCCCTTCCTGCCGGTAGGTTTCGCCGTCCAGGCTGATCCATACCTCGCAGCCACCATAGGTCTCACCGCCGCCGGTGGCGATCCAGACATCGAGCGCATCGTTGCTGACCGCCAGCTCAACTGGCGCCTCGAAAATGACTGGCGCCAGTGCGTTCCCGGGCGGGGCGTTGAAGTTTGCTGCGTACCCCACCGCCGGCTGCGTGCTGTAGGTCGCCGCGTTGCAGACGTTCAGCGGGAACTCTTCGGCCGTCACGGTCAGGTCCCCGGCGTCGTTCTCCTCGATCGAGAGGATCCGAACCGGCACCCGGTCCATGCCCATGCCGCTGTCGGTCAGCGTGACCAGGTCCATTGGATCCAGCAGGGCCTTGTTCCAGCCCAGTGTGAATTCGAACGTGTTGCGGATGTAGAGCGCGCGCTGCAGCATGAGCTGCGCCACGCTGCGCGCCGCGGCCGGGTCGCACAGTTCCTTGATCTCGACCACGTCCATCGCGCGCAGGCCGAACAACTCGATGTTGGCCTGGTCTTTCGCTTCGACGATCTCCTCGTTGTAATTGTTGTCCCGGTTGTAGAACTTGACCCGGACGCAGTTGTAGGCGTCGGCGGCAGGCTTGCGCGTCGCCTTGATCGGATCGCTACCGCTGTCCCCGAGGAAGTCGTCGTCGGTCAGGTCGTACACCGGCGTGACGTTTGGCGTGTAGGTCACGCCATTGCCGGTCGCCGCGATATCGCCGAACGGGACAAAGCTCAGCTTGCCCTGGGAATACACGACGCCAGAGTTCGTAACCTTCATCAAGGTGGACAGCATCTCGCGCGCCGCCGCCTGCTCGAGGTAGGCCGGACTGATGAAGATGTCGTTGGCCACGCAATACTGGCTGAACAGCGTCATGTCGCCCAGCTTCCCGGCCGGGAAGCCTGCCCCGTGCAGCGGGTTGGTCAGCAGGTCGACCACGACATCACGCGGGTTTGCATCCTTGATCGTGCCGGAATATGCCGAGGCGGTCTCGATCTCGAAGCTGTGGTTCAGCAGGTCCGCGTTGTCGCCCAGCGCGTAATTGCTGCCGGCGACATACACCAGGCCGCGATAGGCCAGCGCCTCCTGCGGATGTTTGGTCTGCATCCAGCCAGGTGCGAGCTGCGCGAAGTCTCCCTGCGCGAAGGAAAGCCCCATCTGCGCGCACGCGTCGACATCGTCGACAAACACCTCCTTCTGGCGCCATACGCGCGGAATGGCGGTGACGATGCCTTCGCACAGCGCCATGATCACGGCAGCCGTATAGGTGTAGCTCGTGCTTGAGGCGCCGCCACCGCCCTTGCCGCCCTGCGACTGCTGATGTCCGGTCGACTTCAGGTCGCCGTACCAGATCAGATTGGCCGCCACCCGAGGCTTACCGTAAGCCAGCGGAATCGGCCGGCCGCGTGTAGACGTCTGCAATCGCAGCGACGTGACCGGACTGGAGCTCGGCGCAGAGCGCCCCCCGAAAATACCGCTCATGCTTGATCCTTAAAAATGCTGTAGAAACCGCGCAGCCGGCCGCCGAGCGGTGCCGCGGTTGCATCGGCGAGGATGCAACCGTCGCGCAGGTACGAGTGAACCACCGTCGGCCATTCAAGGACGATGGCGCCGTGCGACACGCAGCGCCCGAACTGGAACAAAGCGATATCGCCCGGTTGCGGCACCTCGACCGGGCGCGCGTACTGCTTGACCCAGCCAAGATAGCGTTCCTCGTCGCGATGCAGGTGCCAATCTGGCGGGTATGGCTTCGGATCGACGTCCGGGATCAGGCCACAGGCCCTGAAGACTTCGATCAGCAGCATGGCGCAATCGACGCCAGCGCCCTTTACGCGCCCTTGGTGGTGGTACGGTGTGCCCAACCACGCGCGCGCCTCCTGGACCACTTCCTGACGCGCCGTCATGTCGCCGTCTCCGGGTCCGGCACGAACGGGAAGCCGCGGAAGTGCACCACGTTGGCGAACTTGCTTTCGCAGGTCGCCTTCACCTTGTCGCAACCGGGATAGGCGGTGAACGTATCGCCGTTCTGAACGGGCGCCAGCAGCGGCAGGGCCAGCGTGAATACGCCGTTTGCAAACTGGCGCACTGACCGTGTGACGCCGGCATTCGCACCCGACGTGAACACGATCGTGCCCAAGGTGAAATAGTCGCTCGGGTTCGCCAGCGCCGAAGCAACCTGCGTCACCGAGTTGTTGGTCGCGGCGCCGTTGACCGCGAACGCCGCCCGGTTCAATCCGCAGGCGCTGTCGAACAACGTGTTACCGCATCCCGACTGGTAGAAATTGCGTGGAAGCTGGGTGTCCAGCAGCTCGAGCTCCGACTTGATCGTCAGCGTCGCAGCCGTGCGCCCACAGTCGAGATCCGAGACGCGGCCGGAAAACAGCACGATCGATCCCAGCGAGGTATCGCCCCAGCTCGGCATGAAGATTTTCTCCAGCTGCAGGGTGGCGCCGTCGAGGGCCCCGTTGCGCGCGGCCGCGATCCAGGGCACACCGTTCAGCGTGTCCCCCGGCCCGGGATTGACGGTCACTTCCAGAGTGTCCACCTCGAGGCCGACGGTGCTGCGCGTCTTGCTGCGCGCGATCAGGAAACTCTTGAACAGGTTTCCGGCAGCGGTCAAGTCCATGTCCGCGCCGGTGTAGCGCAAGGTGTAGCCGCCGTTGAGGGTCAGCGTGTACAGGTCCGCCATCAGGAACTGCGTGCCCGAGTTCAGGTAGGCGATCAGTGCGGGCGATGCTGCTTTCATCTTGCTCACTTCACGGTGATGAGTTCGACCTTCTTGGCCTGCCAGAGGTCTTTCATGAAATTGTCGAACTCGATGCTGTCGCGGACGAAGCGACAGCGGTAGTAAAAACTCCCCGACCAGGAGAGCGCAGCACCGCCAGCAGGCGCTGCCGCGAACGTCACGGTTCCGCTATTCACGTCGGCGGTGAAGCCGGCCTGCTGCTGGACGCCGTTGATGAAGATCGTTGGCGCCGCCTGCAGCGCCGCGACCGGCTCCACGAATCCACCATAAGGACGAGTCAGCTGGAACTTGGTCCTGATGCCATCGCCGATTCCAAAAGCAGCCTGGCTCGCCAGGTTGTCCGACGCGTCCGAGTACAGGAACGAATCGAAGCTGCCCTGGCGCGCGTTGAAGAACCCGACCAGCTGCTGCAGCTCCTGCAGCGCATTGGCCCGCAGAACCTCGTACGCGAGCGTAAGCGTCCAGATTGGAAGGGAGTAGTACGCGGCGCGCAGCTCGCGCCCGCTCACTGCCTTCTGGATGCGGGTCGACCACGACGGCGCTTTCCCCACGGACCACGACAGCCCCGGCAGGACCGGAAAAACTGCATTACCCATTCGCGAAATTCCTTCCTTGCTTGCGCAGCGCCGCCACCAGGGCATTGCCATTGCTCTCGAATAGACGCTTGACGCTTTGCGCGTCGACGGCGTGCACGTGCAGGTGCACGTCGCCGCCGCCGCCGCCGCCGCCCTCGGCCATATTGCGTACCGCGTCAGCCTGCGCTGCCGGCAGCACCATCTCGCGCTCGTGCAGCTGCGTCATCGGGTTGACGCCGGCTGGAATGTCATAGCCGCCGCGCGCACTTGCGATATGGCCGGCGAAGCCGATCACCGCGCCAGTTGCCGCGACCGCCATTACCGGAGCCAGGAACGGGCCCACATACGGGATGCCGGCAATGGCCGCATAGACCGACGCAGCTGCCTCCCAGGCCTTGATCGCGATGTTCTTGATCGCGGACCAGGCATTGGCCATCACCGATTGCGTCGCGGCCCACCAGTCGCTTGTCACGCGCGCTGTGTTGCCGGCGACCGTGGCGGCGGTCTGCGTGGACTCCCCCATAACCCACATGCCGATCTTCTTGGCGATGAACTGGCTGAACGCACCAAGCGTCGCCTGCCAGGCCTTCCCCAGCCCTTTCTGCAGCGTATTGGCGCCGCTGATCATCCCGGCAAACGCATCCTCATAGGACGAGCGCATGCTGCCGGTCAATTGCAGCCAGGGCGCCTGTGACTGCTGGGCGCCGCGGGCGTTGATCTGCGCCATCGTGTCGACGTGCTTGCGCTGCGCCTCCTCGAGCTGGGCGTGGATCTGTGCCATCGCTGTCGGGTTGCGGTCGGGCGATTGCTCGAGCAACGCCAGTTCGGCCGCCAGCGCCTGCTGCTTGACCGCGTAGCGCCGGCCCTCGAACGCGCGTTCGAGCTCGATCATCTTGGCTGCACTGATCTCGCGCGTACTCAGCTGCGACTCGGCGTCTCGCTGCTCGGCGTCGATGTCAGCCAGCGCGGCGGCGCGCTTCGCCTGCTCGATCACCTGGTTGGTGGCCAGCGTCTGCTCGGCGAGTTTGCGCTGTTCCTTGGCGATTTCGCCAAGGGCCGCTTTCGCTTCCTTGCTGTCGGCGCCGTAGCGCGCCTTTAGCTGGTCGTAGATGGTGGTCGCGATCGCGATCCGCTGTTCGTGGTTGTTGCGGTACTCCTCGAGCGCTGCCTTCTCGCCGGCGATCTGGCTCTCGAAGGCCGCCTGCCGAATGTCCTTCTCCAGGCCGAGATACTTGGCCTGCACTTGGTTTCGCTCGTCGACCGACAGCTTCGCCGTCTGCAGCAGGTTCTTCCAGTAGTCGCGCTCGCGCGCCTTGCCGTATTCCTGCGCCGTCCCGGCCAGCACTTGGGCCCTCTCGAAGCCGTCCTTGTCCTGCGCGAGCTTCGCTTCCCAGCCTGCCATGCGCGACTGCTTGTCGCTGTTGAAATCGTAGGTTGGCCCGCCGGCACTGCCAGGCTTTTCCTGCCCCGCCGGCGCGGCCTGCTTCGGGCCGCGCAAGGCGATATCGTTCATCTTGTCCTTGGCTTGCTGCGCATGTTCCTTCATGCGGTCCCAGTGCTTGGCAACGACGCCTTCGATCTCGGCCATGCCTCCTTCCCAGGCTGCTGCCGCGCCCGCGAAGTCGCCCCGGGCGAAGCTGGTAAGAAATTTCATCAAGCGCGCGCCAAGTCGACCGATACCCTCGACAAATCCGACGACGAATTCGAGGTTTTCGCGGAACAGAAGTTGGAGGCCAACGAGGAAGATCTCGATGCCCTTCAGCGCATTCGTGAAGACATCGATGGCGGATGGCGCGGAACCTCCCATGACCGAGCTGACTTCCTGGCCAATCGCGCTAAACACGTCGGATACCACCTGCCAGAGATCGCCGATCGTTTCCCCAACCATGGTGACAACACTCGCCAGTGACTCCATGGTCGAGCGAAACACGTTGCACACAGTCGGCCCGATGCTGCTGAACCAGGAACCGAGCCGCACCAGTGTCGGCAGCACCGCAGAGCCCAACTGTACTTCGAGCGACGTCATGACGAGCTTCATGTCGTTCATCGTCTCTTTGTACTGCTTGGTCTGCGCCACCCCCTCGGGCCCGACGATCAGGCCGAGATTCTCGGCCTTCGACCGCGCCTTCTCGATCTCCTCGCTGGTCAGCTTGAGCGTGCCGCGCAATTCGGCCCAGCTCTTACCGTACACCTGCACGCCGACATTGTTCTGCTCGATCGGATTTTTGATTTCTTTGAGCTTGTCGTTCACCTCAGCCATGATCTCGGTCATCGGCCGGTACTGGCCGTTGGTGTCCTTGACCTTCACGCCCAGCTTGGCGAAGGCGTCCGAGTTGGTAATGACCTGCTTGCTCAGCTTGCTCGCGGCCGTGGTCATCAGATCGGAATCGATGCCCAGGTGCCGCATCGCCACCATCATCACGCTGGCTTGCTGAGTGGTGACGCCGAGTGTCACGCTCAGCTTTTTGGCCTCGCCATTCCAGGCGTTCGATGCGGACACCACCTCCTTGAAGGCGGCGCCGCCGGCCAGCACCGCGGTCAGCCCGCCGATCATGCCGGTGAGCTTGCCCATCATGCTCCCGACCGACGAGAACGCCGTCTCGATCGTCTTTTGGGTTTCCTTCGAGGCAGCAATCACCCGCTTCATGCCGGCTTCGTACCCGGTGGGATCTGCGGTTACCGCGTATTCAGAAGTCTTGTCGTTGGCCATTGTGGTGTCAGTTTCAAGTGGTCAGGCATCTGCGGCAGGTTCGCCTGCAGCTGGCCGATGTCGTCGGCAGCGCTCGTCGGCGTGGGTTCCGGCGGCGGCTTGTAGTTCAGGTAGAGCGCGGCGAGCACGTGTACTGGCGGCGAGCGCCGCCAGTATCTGTATTGCGCAAGGATGGACGGAATGTCCCACTCATTCCATGCTTGCGCCGGCGTACAGCCTGTACTGGCTACGACGTGGGCGATGGCGTCTTCGAGCCATTCCCCTCCATCGCTTCCTGCACCCGCCGCGCCATCTTTCCCGCGTCGATCGCCAGGCCAGACACGTTCATCAGCGCCTCCCAAACGGGGATCACGTTTCCGTAATCGATGAAGTCGTCGACCTCTTCCTGCGTGATCTCGGGCTCGTTGCGCTTGAGCGAGTGGCACGCGAGCATCGACACCAGCTCGATGTCGGGCACCTGGCCAACAAACACCTGGCCAATCTTGTCGCGGAACTGCTTGACGGTCGCGGCGTTGAGCGCGGCAAGGATGCGGAGCTTCCCGCCCAGCTCAATTTCAGTGCCAGGAACGCGGCTCATTCGGAGATGCTCCAGAAACCCACGTTGCCGAATTGATCGGCGATCGCATCGAAGTCCATTTCCGGGATGATGAAATCGTCCTGCTTGGTGGCCAGCGTCAGTTTCGGCGACACGCAGGTGGGGAACGCGAGCGTGAGCATTTTCGAACCATAAGGCAGCGAAAGGTCGAGACGGCATTTCGGCGCCGGGCCCATCACCATCGACTGGATGTTGCCCTTCTTCGCGCCCGCCGCCCCGGCCGTGTACTGGAAGGCGATGTAAGCCGTTTTGGCCACGTCTGCCGCGGCGAAGGTGTAGACGCCGGCGGCCACGCTGTACTGGCCGGTGGTTGGCGCCGACGCGACGCGGGTCATCGGGACGCCGTTGCTGTCGCGCACGCCGAGGTCGGTGTTCCATGTGCCGGCGTTGGGGACGGTTGGGGTGACCGTCGCCGCGATTGCGGTACCGGTCGTGTCGTTGTAGTCGCCGATCAGGGATGCGGTCGTGGTCTGGCCGAAGAACAGGTTGTTCAGCAGCGCGCCGTTAACCTGCGCGAATTTGGCTTTGATGCCGATCTTGCCCTTGCCGCGTGCCGCATCGATGGCGAAGTTACCCTGGCCGTAGAGCAGCTTGGAATCGAAGCTGATGTCCACGGATGCATCCTGCAGTGCGCCGAACTGGACGGGCTGAGGCGATGCCAGCACGTTACCCGAGGCGTCTTGGGTGGCAGTCCCCCACATGACGCCGGTGCCAAAAAGTTGCATGGTGTTTCCTTTAAAGAATGGTGCTGTTGGAGATGTCCGACGCACTCACGGTGTATCGGATTTGATATTCCAGAGTCAGGCAGCCGGCGGTCTGGTCTGCGTCGTGGTCCTCCCAGTCGGAGCCGGTGTGACGGATGCTGCTTACCAAGTCTCTCAGCTGCTGGCCCGAGGTCAGACAACGGTGGACGGTGATCGCGATCGCATCCGCGGCATCAGGCCAAGCATCGCCGCGCTCGTGAATACTGACGTTCACTGTCAGCTCAGCCTCGTCGACCGCTCGTCCCATCGCCCGTTTCGTCTCGCGATCTTCCTTGACGTTGATGCACGGCATTTCTTCACGAGCGAACGGGACAACCCGGCGGTGGTACGTCTGCAGGGAAGTGGCACTGGAGAGCGCGGCGGCGAAGCGCCCCACAATCTGTTGCGTAATGCTGGGCATCGCGACCTCACACTTTCGAAAGCGGGATGATGGAGAACTGGCCGTCATCGAGCGGGCGCGGGGCCCGTGCGGTGTAGGCAGTGCCGTCGTGCGTGAGCGCCGTCCCGTGCTTGATGCGGGCCTCGCCGATGACGGCTGACTTGACGGTCAGCGCGTACTCGGTCGAGACGACGCCGTCGCCGGCCAGCGTCAGCAGCTCGCCGGGTGCGTCGAGGATCCCGATAAAGTCGATAGCGCCAACACTGCAAGGCTTGCCGTGATCCTCGAGGAAGGCGTCGAGATCCTCGTCCATAGCCGCTTACTGCTGCTGAGCGGCCGGGTCGTCGCCGGCAGGATCAGTGCCGGCGGCCTGTCCCTTGGGCGCGCTCTTGCGCTTCGGCTGCTCGTCAACCGGCTCGAGCTTGTGCAGATGCAACTGGGCCACGTCGTCTTCCAGATCGATCGTGTCGCCGCCGGAAGCGACTTTTCCGTCGTCGCCGCGGAAGGTAAAGCCGTCGCGAATCGTGTACTTTTTGGGCATGTGAAACTCCTGTTTTCAGTTACTGCGTAATGGGAGAATCCCGGCCGCAACCGGGACGCATTGCTTACAACTCGGATCGCCAGCGATTAGGCGGTGATGGCGTCGCTCATGACAGCGAACGACTGTGCGTGGCGCACACCGATGTCGACGCTTTGCAGCACGCGCAGCTCGACACCGCCCGCTTCGTAGATGCCGGCGGCGTACGGGTTCGGCAGGATTTCGACTACGCCCCACTCGCCGACCAGCACTTGCGACCAGTCGCCGAAGAACACCTCCGACAGGTTGGTGCCGGTGCCCTTGGTCAGGTTCGAACGCGCCTGGTTGGTACGCGCGACCGTGTAGCCGTTGATCTCGCCCGGGGTGCCGGAGCGCTGGCCCATCGGCGAGTTCGTCCACAGGTACTGGCCGGTGGTCGACTTCAGCTTCTTCAGCGTACCGACCGCCTTCGCGTTGGTCAGGTAGGCCATCGCGCCTTCGTCCGCGTTGTTCGACGCAACGAAGGTTTCCAGGTCGATCAGGTTGTCGAGCGTCAGCGCGCCACCATTCACACCGCCAATGACCGAGCCGATGCCGGCCTGGTTGGCGATACCGAGCGGCTGTGCCGCCGAACCGCTGCCCGAGAGCCCAGCCAGGTCGATGCCCAGTGCGATCGTCGCCAGGAGGTCAGCGCGGGCCAGCATCTCGACGTCCGGCGAGGACTGCTGCAGCATGTTCCGGGTGATGACCGACAGCGCGCCGATGTGCTTCGGGCTCATGCTGATCTTGTCGAACGCACCGCCGGCTTGCGACAACGTGCCGCCTTCGCCAACCCAGTAGACTTGGCCGGCGGCTTTCTGTCGTGGGATGTCGATGTTGCCGACCAGGCCGGACAGCATCTGCGCGCCCATCGCCAGGATGCGCGCCTTGTTGCGCAGCAGCTCGATGAAGCTGCCGGACAGCAGGTTGGTAGCGACGATGTTGGAACCGCCCGACGTGGCGCTGAGGCCGGCGCCGGTGCCGAAGCTGTAGTCGGCTGCGCGCATGGCAAAGCGCAGGTTGGTCGGCATGAAGATGCCGGCGGTGGTCTTGCCCGAGCGTTTGCCGATGTCCTGCGACACTTCGCGCTCGAAGCCTGCTTCCTTCCAGGCGTTGGCTTCGCCCAGGCGTTCGGCCGTCGCGGCACGGATCGCGCGGAGCAGGCTGTACTTGGCCTTTTCCTTGTCGGTCATGTCCGGGTTCGGGTTGCTGCCCAGCGATGCCACGCCGGCATTGCGCGCCAGCTCCTGGTTCAGGACGACGCCGCGCGCCATCTCGATCGGCGCCTTCAGCGTAATCAGCGCATTGCGCACGGCGTCCGGCACCTGGTGCGCCTTGCACATCGCTTCGATTTCGGTCGTGCGGGCCAGCTCGAGCGCGGCCAAGTCAACCGGAGGTTTCACAACAGCCGCGCCACCGCCGGCTGCGCCTTCGCCTGCGGCATCCCGCAGCGCGTGTTTGCGTTTAAAGGGCATTTCGTTTCCTTCTTCGTTGTCGGCGGATGCCGGGTTGGATTGCGAGCGCTTTACGAGCACGCTCTTTTCATCGTTCGCGGCCGCGCGTCCCATACCCACTGAGGTATCGGCTGGCATGGTCACAAACGAAATTTCGTAGACGTCCCACTTCGTGGCCGTGTAGGTGTCGGCGTCGTCATTGCACAGGTATTCGCTGGCCAGGTAGCGGACCGACACGTTTTGCAGGATGCCGTCAGCAACCTGATTCATCGCCCAGGTACCGCGGTCATCCTTTCCGAATCGGACGGTGCAGTAGCCGCGCTTGTCCGCGCCGATCCACGCCTTCTCTACGACGCCGAGCAGATCGTCCTGGTCGTGATTGAACAGCAGTGGGCCGCCGGAGTTGATGCGCGCGAGGTCGGCCGCGCCGGGTGCATGGCTGAGGATCTCGTCGCCGAACCACATCGGCACCGGCGTCTCGCTCGAGAACGAGAACGTCACCGTGCGCGCTTCGATATCCACGACGCCGACCGGAACTTCGGTGGCGTCGCCATCGGTGGCCGCCAACCGCAGGAAGCGAACGAGCGGCTTCATCTGGTTGACGCCATCGGCAAGTTTTGTTTTCTTGGTGCTGATGGTTTTGCTCCTTTCAATGCAAAAAGCGCACGCGGCGAACGGGTGGGCTTTAGTCAGGTCAGAAAATCGTTACTCGGATGCGGCCTCGGCCGCAGAAGCTTCCTCGCTGGCATCGCCGCCTGCGCTCGTACCAGCGCTGGCCGCATCTGCAGGTGCTGGGGCGCCGGCCTGCTCCGCGCCCTTGCCATCGACTTGGCCGGGGTCGGTGTCGAACACCAGCTCGAGTTCCTTCATCATGTCGAGCTCGGCCCGGCGCTGCTTGAACACGTCCTCGGCGTCCGAGTGTTCGGACGTGAGACCGATCACATCGCTCACCGTCATGAAGCCAGAGCGCACCGCCTTCTGGTACGCCGCCACTTCCTTGGCCGGGTCGATCCACGACCAGCCGCGCGGCTTGAAGCGAACGTCCCAGTATTTCTTCGGCTTCGTGTAGTAGTCCGGGAACGAGAGCTCGCCGGCCAGCACCGCGGCCTCCATCCATTCGCGGTGAATCTTTGCCCGGAAGTTTCGGATCAGCCAGCCCTGCAGGACGCGCCACATGTCGCGGTCATCGAGCAGCGCCAGGCGCGAGGCGCTGTAGTTGCTCTGCGAGTAGTCCCCGGAAACGCTCGCGTAGGAGACGCCAACGCCGGTCGCGAAGGCCCGCAGCATGTAGCGCATGAACGGATCCATGCCCGTGTTTGGTCGGCTTGGGTTGAAGCCTTGGAATGTCTCGCCAGGCTGCAGTTGCTGGAACGTTCCCGGCTCCATCGTGAGGGTCGGCGGGGCGCGGCCGTCATCGTCGTCGCCGTCGACCAGGTCGTCGGGGGTCAACCCCTCTTCGGACTGGATGATGCCGACGATCGACGCCGCCGCGCGGGCCGCCACGATCTCGGCTTCCTCGTAGCCCTGCATGTTGCGCAGCCGCTTGAGCGTCGCATGAAACCATGGAACGCCTCGGGTCTGCCCGATCCGTTCGGGGATGAACAGGTGTTCGATATCTTCAGCCGGCACGCGGAGCAGCGCGCTTTCAACGAACGAGCTGAACTGATAGTCCCCCGGGTGCGTCGGGTAGAGCCAGTACGCGACAGGCCGCCCCCACTTGTTTTGCTCGACGCCCATCCGGATCGTGTTGCCGTTCTCGGCCCGGGCAACGCTCCACTGGTCGACCAGCCGGTCGGCCTCGATCAGTTCGAGCGCGAACGGGACCCGGCCCTTGCCGAACGGCAGCCGCACCTTCCGGACCAGCACCTCGCCATTCTCCGGGATGGAGCCCATGATGAGGCGCTCCATGTCAGCGAAGCAAAGCTTGCCGGCTGGGTCGCAGGTATCCTTGTCGCCCCAGTCTTCCCAGGCCGACTCGATCGAGTCGTTGACGTTGGTGAGCAGCTTGCCCCCGGCGGTCTTCACCTGGGCCTGCACGCCGATGCCGCTACCGACGACATTGTTCTTGATGAGACGGATCGCCGCCTTCGCATACTCGTTGTCGCGCACCAGCTCGCGCGATCGCGCGCGCAGCACGCGCAGGCTGGTGATGATCTCGCTGTCGGCTGAGGTGTTGAGCGCGGTCCAGTCGGAATTGAGCCGGCTCATCGCGGCGCCGGCGTACATGCGCTTGCCCGCGCGCCCCTTCGACAGCAGTGCCTTTTGCGCCGAGCGCTGGGCATTCCACTCCCGCAGGACCACGGAGCCTGTCTGGCTTACCCGCTCTTCGTTATAGAACTTTTTGACCACTTAGAACCTCACCAGCAGTTTGGACGGCTTGCGCTTCTCGGAATTGACTCGACGCTGCCAGAAGCCGCGCACCTGGAGCAGATCGGCCAGGGAGTGGAACTCGGTCTGGCGCGTGCCGATGGTGTAGCTCTTGACCTTGCCGCTCGACGACTTGAACGAGGCCAGCGCGGCTTCGCAGTCGGCCAGCGCCTTCTCGGCCGCGGTGCGGCTGTCGATCGAGCCAGTGATCGCGGCCACGTCGGCCAACACCACCAGGCCGCCGGTTGCCGCGGTCTTGCGTTCGTCTCCGCGACTCAGGTAGGCCGCCCACAGGTACGTACCGGCCTGCAGCGACTGGCTTTGCAGCGTCGAGATGCCGGTCATCCAGCCATCGGAATTGGCCGTCCCGAGCAGCGTGAGCTGGGTAGGGCCGCGCAATTCGTAGGTCAGCACCCAGTCCAGGCTCGTGTAGCGCACCCCGCCCAACGTCACCGGGTCGTCGTTCCAGATGGCCGAATCGCCGGCGTAGAGTTTGGTTAGATTTTTCATTGTCTAGAACTTGGTTGCGGAGTAGCCACCTACTCGACTGCGCACACGGCCGCGCTTCTTGGCCGCTGGCGGCGCCGGGGACGGTGCGGGTTGTGCAGACGTCTGCACTGGCGCGGGTGCCTGCTCTTCGGCTTCGTCCTGGTCGACCTGCTCCTGCACCTCATCGGCGTCAGCCGGGCTGTCGGCCAGCGGATCGGCCGGGGGCGGCGGAGCCGTTTCGGCGCCGGCGAAGATTTCTTTCTGGCGCAGCTGCTTCTCCATCGCATCCCAGTGCCCCGGCTTGAGCAGGTGCAGCTTGAGCGACATCGCCGCGTGCAGCGCGTAGACCTCGCAGTCGAGCGCCTCGTTGCGCGTGCTCGCCCGCTTCGTCCACACCTTGCGGTTCTTCTGCGTCTTGTGCGGGACCTTGATCTCGCTGGTGATCTGGTCCCAGTAGTCGGGCCGCACCGACTTGTACCAGTGCAGGCGCCCCGGCCCACTGCCGGTCAGGCGCAGCCGGCCGTCGATGATCAGGTCCTTCGCTCGCGTCGTGCCGACGATGTACGGCGTCACGCCGGACGGGTGCGGCTTGTGCTTGCGGGTCACGTCGACCGAGGTGCGCGGCTTCGAGAAGATCTCCTTCGGCGCGCCCAACTGCTCGGACGCTCCCTTGATTGCCATGTAACCGCGGCCCTTACGGGCACGCACATACGAGTACACCGCGTCGGTAGTCGCGCCGTCCGACGAGTCGAGCGAGACAGCGCGGATCCTCAAGCTGTTGCCGCTCGCGTGCACGAAATCGGCCTCCAGCAGCAGGTCCAGGTCAAGCCAGGCGCCGGCGTTGGGGACCAGTGTCTGGCCATGGATCTCGCCCCAGTACACCAGCCACGACTCCATCCCCCGCCCCCAGGCGCGGATGACGACAGCCAGGCGGTCGTGCTGCACGTCGACGCCGGCCGTGAGCACCATGCCGCCCCACGGTACTGACTTCTCGTCGTAGTCCTCGGCGCGCTCGAGCAGCGCATCGCCCTTCGGCAGGTCGCTCTTGTACTCGTAGGTCAGCCCCTCGCTGCTGTTGCGGAAGGCGCGCATCTTGGTGTCGTCGCCGCTGCGCAGCAGGTGCTCGGCAGTGAGGTACTTTTCCATCAGCTTCTGCAGCGTCGAGCCAGGGAACGGCGAGTACAGCTCGTTGATGTAGAAGCCCGCGATACCGTAGAACGGCGCCGTCGCAACCCACACCGCCTTGCGCACGTTGCGGTTTTTCTCGGCGTCGGTCCACAGGCTGCCGCAGTGCGGGCAGATGTAGCGCGCGCTCTCCGGCCGCACGTGGCCGAACACCTCGTGGTTGAAGCTGGGGTCCTCCAGGGCTTGGACGTTTTCCCACATCAGCACGTGCGACTCGCCGCAATCGTGGCACGGCACCATGAACTTGCGCTGGTCGCTCGACAGGTAGGCCGCCTCGATGCGCGAGACGCCCTTGATCGTCGGCGTGCCGCCGAAGATCACCTTGCTGCGCGCGTAGGTCTTGACCCGCTCCTCGAGCAGCGTGATTGTGTCGCCCTGGTCGCGCACGTTGTCGTTACAGTCGTCCGGCTCCTCGACCGCGACGACCGGCGCCGGCGTCGACTTCACCGAGCTTGGCGAGTTCGAGCCGACCAGCTTCAGGAAGCCACCAGCGAAAGTCTTGAAATCCCAGCGGTTGTCGCCGGCCTTGCGGCGGTCGATCTGCAGCTTCGATGCAACGGGAGGCGTGACCTCGGCCATCGGGATCAGCTTCTCTTCGTTGAATTCCTTGGCCGCCTTTTCCTTGGCGAACATGATGATCATCGGCGTGGGGTCCACGTCGATCTTGCGCCCCACGTAGTTGAGCAGCACGCCATCTGTCCACGCCACCTGGGCCGACTTCATCGCCACGACCTTCCTCACGGCCGGATCGTCCAGCGCCTCGTGCATGCCGAACACCCACGGCGTCAAGTCCGGGTTGTAGCGCCCTGGTAGCGCCGAGGCCTTGACCGAGAGCCGCCTATTCTGGCGCGCCCACTCCGTCAGCCCGATCTGGTCCGGCGGTGCTACCGCTTGGCATAGCCGCGAGATCATCGCGCGTACTGCCGGCGTCGTATCGAGCGAGGTGCCGGAGGGCATCGTGAGTGGTTGCATTCAGCACCTGGATATCGACATCGATGCCATGCAGCTGGTCGAGGTCGGCCTTGAGTTTGTCGTCGCGCGCCAGCAGCTCGGTGCGGAACGCGGCAAACATTTGCTGCAGCTCCGGCTCCAGCTGGGCGATGTTGATCAGTTGGCCCTTCTTCTCGGCCAGCGTGTATTGCTTCAGCTCGCGGTCGACGCGCTCGGTCAGCACACGCTCGCGCACCAGGTCGAGACCGTCGTCGGTCTTGTGGCCAGCAGCCTGCGCGCGCAGCTGGCGGATGTAGGCGACGCGAATCTGGTCCAGCGTCGCGGTGCGCCAGTCGATGTCGAGCTTCTTCATCAGCTCGGACACGTTCTGCTGCGCCAGGTCGAGGTGATCGGCGATGGCTTGTTGGGTCAGTTGCATGGATTTACACCCCCCTAGCCTTTTTCAGAACTAGCGAGAAATCGGGGTCTTCGCACCCGCAGGTGTCGATTGCCGGTAAGGACCCGGGAATTTTCAATGGTCGAGCCACAACCAGGTGAAGCACTCGGCGACCTTCGCGTCCCAGCGCGCGGCATAGCGACGACAGATCCGATAGCGACGCCACATGCCACGCACCGCACGGCAGAAGCGGGTGAGCATCGTTCCTTGCTGTACGGGCTGGGCCATGGCGAACCTTCACGTGAGACGATCGATCTGCTGCCGCAAAATGTCGGGGAACTTCTCAAGCACCAACCGCTGCAGCGTCTCCTGGACGGCAGCATTCGCCATACCGTCAGGGACGGATGGGCCGAACAACTCCTTGATCGGCAGTCCGCTCCACACAGTCCGGCTGCCCTTGGTGGTTTTCTTGTGCTGCGCACCCACCCGGACGAATACGCCCTTGTGCCCGCTGGGCATCGTGGCGATGAACGCGTGCGTGATCACTTTGCGTCCGTGGAGCACATCGACCGATACGCCCTTTGCCGTCTGCCGCGCGCCGTACGCGGAGAGCGGGATCGGGTTGCCCGATGCCGTAACGCGCGCGGTCAGGTTGCCCGCCACCGCGCGGCTGATCTTCAGGCCTTTCTTGATATCGCTGACCTTCAGCTTGTAGCCGGCATCGCGTATCGAGCGCGCCGCACCGGTCTTCACCTGGTCGATCATCTTGTTGAGTGCACGAGGCACGGCAACCGAGCGCACCTCGCGCTTCTTGTTGCCGACATCGGCGATGATGCGGTCCATGCTGCCGCGTACGTCCACCTTGATCGCCATCGCCGTGCCCCACAACTTTGCGCCTCCGTCCGTCCTGCCAAACCCTTGAGGTTAGCGCGGTGTCGGTCTACCATTGGCGCGTCGAATAAAAAAGCCCGGAAGGCCCGGGCAAACGAACGAACGATCTTTGTATCCCCCGCTTTGCAGCGGATCGAGACAGGATCACCACCTTTCGTCGTTGAGAATAAAAAAGCCGGCGCCGTACAGCACGCCGGCAAAATAGCTGAGTGATCAGCTACTTAGGACTGGAAACAAAAAGCCCCGCGTGGTCTGCACCAGGCGAGGCTTTGGAAATCGAAAAATTGACTCAAGGCACAATGGCTTCGAGAATGGCCAAAATGTACCTTGGCTGTAACACTTCCGTCAAGAAATTTCTGTCGGTTCGGCAACACCATCTGCCACGAGCCTGCCGTCCAACCGCGCGATCGCCATTTCCTCGAGCTCCCGCAGCTTGTTCTTCAGCTTGAACGACGCCCGCTGATACACCATGGGGTTGCCGCCGAACGACTCTGCCAGGTCGCGAAAGCTGATGTCCATCTTCTTGTGGTTGGCAAACACCCGACCCAGCATGCAGTCGAGTGCCAGCGGTTTGATGCGTGGGAACAGCGGCTGGAGCCAATCCGACAATCCCTTAATCGCATCGATTCGCTCTGCGGAGAAGGCGAAGCGTCGGCGAGGCTGGCTTGCCCCGTCAGTTGGCTTTCCGCTGTCAGTGAGGCTGCAACCCGACAGCCTGTCGAGCGCGATCTGCGCAGCGCGTTCGTGCGACTCGGCCGTCATCAGCTCGGCGCCAATGTCGCGCACCGAGTCGCGCGCCGCATGGTACTGAGCGCGCGCCGTCTCCTGCGTGGCCGCCCGCGTGATGTTCTTCTCGCAGGTCAGGTGAAACTCTCGCGCAGCTTCCAGCTCGGCGCGCGCCTGCTGCATCCTGGTGCGCGCGGATGACACCTTTTTCCGCTCCCGCTCAAGCGCGGCCATCAACTGCTGTCGGCTAACATCATCGTTGCCCACGTCCTCGAAATCCGTTTGCCCGAATTTCGCTTGCAGCACCCACATCTCCGGCGGCGGCAACTGCTTCACCGCCTGGGTGATCATGGCGCATTGCGCCCGGACCTCCGTGCTGGTCAACCCGCCGAAGTTGATCGATTCCGATGGCGCGCCTCGCAACTGGTCGAGCCATGTGCGCTGCTTTCCTTCCAGCCTGATCGACTCCAGCACCCGGATCAATGCCTTGCGCAGGGGCGCGTCCTGCGTTGCCTCCTGCGACATCACCAGGAAGGCGACGTGCACCGCCTGCCCGGTGCTGCCGAATACTGCATCCATTTCCAACCTTGCTCCCATTCACTTCACCCCTTTCAGTTTTTCCCGCTGCTGCATGGCAGCGAATTTTGTGACCTGCTCGTCCTCTTGCTCCCCTGCGGGCCGGTTGACCACGTAGGGGTGTCCCCGCTTGTCCCACTGCACCCGTACCCTCACCGGGCTTGGCGTGCCGACCGTGTGCCCGTTCTCCTGGGCGAAAAACACCGGCTCGCCCTTCATCGCCTTTTTGATCTGGCCGTCGATCGATGCCGTCCCGAACGCCGCCCGCATTTCGTCGATCCATGCTGCCGTGACCGGCATCTGCTCCCGCATTCCGCCTTTCGCCACTACACCTCCCCGTTTTGCTTTTCGTTTCTTTTTAGCAAACCCTCAACATCCTCAACATACTGTCAACATGCCTAAGCTTTTGTTTTCGTTATGTTTATTGACTGTATTGAGACTATTGAGGGTTAAATTGAAATTGAGTCGAATTTAAATTCGCCGCCTCTTCTCTTGGCTTGCCTTTACTTGCGCTTCCGCGTGCGCGTGGAGCCTCAAAAAACCCTCAATACCCTCAACACCGTCAATATTCCCTTTCCATTCATATACTTACGCTTGTTGACACTTGCTCGAATGTTGAGGGTCAACCCTCCACATGACCGCCGCCACGATGCCGGTACGCCTTCAACTTGGTCTCGAACACCGAACTGGCGGCCTCGGCCCACTCGCGCAGGGTCTTGCCGGGCGGGTGATCACCCACCAGGAACACCATGCGCTGTTTCACC